AAAATTATATATTTTTTTTTTTTTTTTTGGAAGAGATAAAACAATAAAATTAATAAAATTATTAATACAACTTGGTTGTAAAAAATATTTATGATTATTAAAAATATAAATATTTGATTTAATACTTTGATTATCTTTAATATATTTTTTAAGGTTAGAGATACTACGAACATTTGTGCCATCAGATATAGTATTTATTTCTTGAATAAATGGCAGTATGTATATGTCTTTTATATTTAAATTAAAAGCAAATTTATCAGCAGTTTTAATAGCTCTTATTAAATTACTTGTAATAATTTTATCAAATTGAATATTTTTCTCTTTTAATTTTTTTGATATATGATTTACATGAAAAATACCTATATTAGTGACATTAGAATCTTTAGGAAATATTCCATAATATAGATTTTTTTTTTTGAAATCTTTATACATATTATTATTAACATGTTGTAATGCACAGGAACTAGCAACATTACTACAACTTAACGAATGTCTCGTCCAATAAATATTTATAGTTATATTATTATTTTCAGAAATATACATTAATATTATTATTTAAAAAGAAATTTGATTTATTTAAAAATAATTAATATTTTAATAAATAGATAAAATGGATAAATTGGATAATATAGATAATATACGAAATATACCAAAAGAAATAATAAATAAATTATTACAAGAAAATGATTTTAATGATTCTAAAAATATAAGTAACAGTATTGAAAAAGGTATATATAATTCAACAATAAGATATGCAGATAGTAAAGGTTTATTAAAAAGATGGGACAATAAACATTTTAAAAATATTTATATAGCAAAGGTAATATCTGTTTATTCTAACCTGGATAGTAATTCTTATGTGAATAATAAAAGATTTATAAATAGATTTAAAGCATGTGAATTCAAAGCACATCAAATAGCTGATATGGAACCTTTACAAGTATTTCCAGAAAATTGGAAATCTATTTATGATGAAAAAGAAAAACGTGATAAAGTATTATATGAAGTTAATAAAGATTTAGCAACAGATATATTTACTTGTGGAAGATGTAAAAAAAAAGAAACAACATATTACCAGCTTCAAACACGATCAGCCGATGAACCTATGACTACATTTGTAACTTGTTATAATTGCGGAAAAAGATGGACATGTTAAATACAAAAAATATTTAAAGATAAATAAAATTTATTAAATATGAATTTAGTTAAAGAAATAGATTTTTCTGATGCGTCTATAAAAGGTAAATTACCTATAGTTATTTATTCTTCTATTGCTAAAAAACCTAATAGAGAATATATATATTTAATTAATATAGAACCTTTAAATGATACAAAAAAAATGGATATAGAAATTTTTAGTAATAATTTTTATAAAAAGGGTAAAATAGAGTCATTCAATAGTAATTTAAATATTTATTCATTTCGATGTAAATTAGAAGAAAACTATTTTATTAAAATTGAAATAGAAGAATATAATTATGATGATGACGAAAAAGATAATTTATTATTTTATGGATTTTATAAATTTGAAAAAAATATATTAGAAATAGATTCAATAAATAATGTAGAAGAAAATAATAAAGATATAATGTCATTTATGAATGGATTTAATGAAAAATCACAAGATAAAATTTAAAAGAAATTGATTTTATTAATAATTAAAAATAGTGAAAAATATCTATTAATTTAGAAATTGTAAAAAGCTAAATTTATTAATAAAATATTTATGATAATATTAATTCCTCTAATCTCCAATCTTCAAATTCTTTATTTGGCAAATAACGTCTTATTAATAATGGTATTTTTTTTTGTTGTAATTCTAAATTAGCTATATCGATAGTTTCAGTTATATTTTTATCTACAATAATCATTGGTAGAGAACCATTAGATAACATTTGAGAACGAACACCTAATATTTTAGCTTTTTCATACTTAGTTAAGAACGGTTTAGTATTTTTATTTTGATTATAATAGTTAGAATAAGTATCATTAAAAGATACTATTTTAGTTTCTAAATTTGATGTATTTTTATATTTATTTGAAATACTATCATCATTACTTATTAATTGACTATTTTCTTCATTATCTTCCTCATCATCTTCATCATATTCATTAGGATCTACATCTTCATCCGAAAAATCAGAAATGTATTCACTGTTGTCACTCATATATTAATAATATATAAAATATTTTTAAATATTATTAATCAAATTTTATATACATATTTTTTTTTTTATTAAAATATTTTATTAATATTTTATTAATATCTTATTGTTATTCGTTAGTCCAACTTTTATCACAACTTGTGCATAAATATAGATATTTTAAATTAATATAATCATATTTTATAAAAATAATTTCTCTATTACATTCTTTAGGTGGTTCAAGAATATAATCTTTTTTATTTATTTTAGTCTCAAAATCTTTTCTATCTTCTATATTTTTAAAAGTAATTACTAATAATTCATTATCATTATAAAACTCATTTTTTAAAAATTTATCAACATAATCTTTTAATAAAAGATCTTTTTCACTATCAATAAATTTACTATTATCATTTTTTTTTAAATATGAAGTATTATCATTTTTATTACTTAAACAATTTGGATTAACACATATTATATTATTAATTCGAGGAAGAGTTGGGTCATATTTAGTATATTTATTTGTAAATGATCTTTCTGCAAGAAAATCATTAGAATAATTTTTTTTATAAACACAAATACTTTTATCATTAAAATTAGTTACATACTCACTTTCTAATCCACAATGTTTACAATAATTTATAAGTTCTAGTTCATTTTTTTCTAATTTTGTATATAGCATAAAATTACATCCTTTGCAAAAATTCATATTATAATATATAAATAATTATATATTTTTAAATAAATCAAATTATTTTCTAATTTATAAATAAATAGTTCTTACTTATAAATTTACATTTTTAATTTATATAATAAAAAATATCATAGATTAATTATTTAAAAAGTAAATATTAAATAGAATATTTAACCCATTTTATTTTTTTATTAATATCTTGAATTACTTTCCAAGTTTTTCCATCATTATCAGATATTTTTGTAAATCCAATATCATAATTATTTGCAGATTCATTAGGACATTTTTTTGTTTTTTTTAGTATCTTATTATTTAAATTTTTTTCTGTCTTAGAGAATATCATTGTATTAGAAGTAAGTGATGGTGTAATATTATGTTTAGATAAAAGATTGTTATATGTATTTATAAATTGATTTTCTAATTCTTTAATATTGTAAACAATATCCATACATAAACCAATATTATATATAGGTGATGATATTTTCATTTTGTTATATTTTTTTAATAAATTTAATTTTTCAATATATTTAGGATAAAATTCAATAAATTTTTTTTCAATAATAGGAAGAAATGAATTAAATTCTTCTGTAGGATTATTTAATACATTTATAACAGCAATTTCTAAAGTGCGATATTCCACAACTTTTGAATAATTAATAGAACGTTGATCATTGCAATTTTCAAAACCTGGTTCTTGTGTTATAGGATTATCAATAAATAAACTTTTTAATGCTTGTGATGTTGTGCCTAAATTTTGACAAGAAGTCCACGGAGGACCACTCCAAGTTCCTAATATAGAAAGACAACATTTACCATTTGTATAATAATTTGGATGAAATCTAGTATTTTTACCCTGTGTTTTAGCTAGTATATAAGGTGGAAAAAATGGATATTGATCAGGAAATTTTCCACTAAATACAAAAAATCCACCAAAATATGGATTATTTATATCATTGGATCCTATCGTAAGTATTTTAAAATTATTATCTAAAATACTATGATCATTAAAATCAAAAAATATATCACTTTCATTATATCCTTTTTGGTCTTTTGTAACTAAATTTCTATCAGTTAAAATTCTAGTTCTTGCAATAGCACTTAAATCATTATTATATGTTGCTGTATTTTTAGAATTCATTTTATTATTAATAAATAATATTCTTATATATATCAAATTTTTATATGAATATATTAAAATTAGACTATATATTTAAAAAAAAAATAAAATATTTAAAAGATGACTTATATATAATTAGATAATGAATTTCAGTTTAAATTGTTATTATATGACTAGAATGTTAAAAGATAAAATTATAAATAAAGTTTATGAAATTTATGATTCAGAAAAAACTTATAGTGTAAGAAGAATGAATAACATAAATATTGGATTTTTAGGAAATATGTACAATTTAACATATGAGGCTACACATATAATTGATAATATTTATTTAGGAAATGGATATAATGCTTCAAATTGGAAAGAATTAGAAACAAAGAATATAGGTTTAATAATTAATATAACAAATGAAATTCCAAATTATTATTCAGATAATATTGAATATTACAATATAGACATTAAAGATATAAGTGAATCAGATTTACATCCATATTTGGATAAATTTATTGAAAAAATAACAAGTTTTAAAAAATATAATATAGAAAATAAAAATATTTTAATTCATTGTTATATGGGTTCTAGTAGATCCGCATCATTAGTAGTAGCTTATTTAATAAAATTTAAAGATATGAGTATAGATAAAGCTATAAATTTTATAATAAATAAACGTGAAATAGTAAATATTAATAAAAAATTTATAGAAGATTTAAAAAAATGGAATAATGAAATATAATACAATATTAATTAACATATATATATTTATATAGAAATAAAAAGCATTATCAAGATTTCATTTTTTATTTAGAAAAGATGAAAAAAAATCAGGTATATTATTTTCTTTAGCTAAATCAAATAATTCTAATGATTTTTTAGTAAAAATATGTGGTTTTTCCATTAATGCTAGTCGTTCATAATCATCTAAATTGTCATAAGTTGTTTTAAATTCTTGTAGTTGCTTATTTATATCTTTATAAACATTGTAATATTTTATTAATATTTGATTATCTTCATCTAATGATTTTAATCGATGTTTATCTACTGTTTGTATGACACTATTAATACCTGATTTTATTTGAATCAAGGCGGGGCAGCGGCCGCAAAAAAAATTAATATTTTCCCAAAGCAAGTTAGTATTAATACCAATTAGTTCAAAAAATAAAAATGATAATTGATAACTATATATATGTAGACACACTGGTATCAATTTAGGATTAATATAATTACTAGATAAACTATCTGTATAATTTAAATTATATGAATTAAATATAGGATGGGGATATGTGGAAAGATATACATCTACTTCCCCTATTTTAATAGGTAATAAACTTCCTAAATCAATTAAAAATATAGACATTACATTATCAATACAAATATATCCTATATTTTCACTTTTTAGATCAAAATAATAAATCTTTTTTTTATACAAACATAATAGAGTATCCACTAAACACATTATTATTTTTTCAGCTTGGCTAATACTAAATTTTTTACCTCCTAATAAACTATCTTTTAAACTTCCATCTGCTCTTATCATAAAAAATCGGTTTTCAATTATTTTAAAGGGAACAATATTAGGACATTCATTATTTAATATTTCAATTAATGGGAGTGGTAATTTAATTTCATCTAAAATACGGTCAGTTATATTAGACATTTTCTCCATGATAACAATAGCTTCAGATTTTGCTTTTAAATAATGTTCTTTTAATTTTCCTAAACTACCTGAAAGTTCTCCCCATACGAAGGACGCCCTTGGAAGTATTCCATAATTATCTTCTATATATTTTTTACCATTATAATTTATTTCTAGTTTTTCATTATTTATTTCTAAATTTTTTATTAAATTACAAATATCTTGAAATGACGAATCTGTGGTTTCTCCAAATTTGTAAGATTTATTAGGACATTCAGATACAGTAAAATTACAAATTTCTATTGTATTCCCCTGAGAAGTTTCTTCTTCATTTTTCACGTCTTCTGTAGGATCTTCCGTGGTTTGAGTACCACCTCCATACAGTTTTTGTAAATATTTTTTTATAATTAATTTACCACATTTTGAGCTTATATTAACCAATCTATTTGTTTGAGGATTAACAATTTTAGAATACATATATAATATAATTAGAAAAAATAAAAAAAATCATTATATGTTCATTTTAATTATAATAATCTTTTTCAACCCAAATTCCGCTTAACTACCTTCTTGCCTGGATTTGAAGTGGCCTTTAAATAATTCAGGCACTTCTGAAGGGGGGTCGGCAAGTTTTTTCTGCCATTCAGCCTTCGCGTCGGAGCTCCAGTCGCCGTTGGTGTCGAAGCCGTAATTTTCTGATATAACAGGATCTACACTTTTTTCATATATTTTATAATATTTTTTTACTATATCATTATCTTTTTTTATATTCAAATTATCTTTTTTTTCTCTTAGGTTAGTAATAATATCAATTAACTTTGTCTTAGTCATATATTTATAGCTTGCATTTTTAACCGCATTTGCTTCGTCGTAATCAATTAAATCATAAAATAATAAAGACAATTGATAGGAGTAAATGTCAAGTGTAAATGGTATTAAATTAGGTGTAATCCAACGAGTATCATTAGACATCACTGTTCTGTCATATAATTTTAAATTATAAGCAGGGTGTGGATATGAGGATAAATATGCCTTGAGCCGATCCCCTGGACCACCAACCCCATCCCTAAAAGTGACGTTTTTAGGAATTATTCTTCCTAAGTTTATTAACCATATAACCATTCCATCTTTTGTGCACATGTATAGTACATTTTCTGCTTTAATATCAAAATAATAAACCCCTTTCTTATATAAACACGCTAATGTTTCTACTAAGCTATTTATAATTTGGTCAGCGAAATTGATACTAATAAATTGCTTCCTGTCAATTAAATCTGCCAAAGTTCCATGAGCTTTAATCATATAAAATTTATTATTAATTATTTTAAAAGGAACTATATTTGGACATTCATTTAATGCTGTCTTATAAGGGTCTTTTGTAATTAATAGTTCATCTAATGTTTGATAATATTCCCACTGGTCTGTCTTAAATAGTTGACGTGATTCCTTGGATTTTTCTACCAAAAATAAATTTTTTTTATTATTTTTATCTTTATTTTCTAATGTAATTAAATTTAGTTCCCCAGCTGATTTGTTACGCCATGGGAACCCGGACTGGGTCATTTTCATAGACTCTGATTTTGTAGTCATATATACCTCATTATTCCATGTTGTTTTTAACGTATTTTTCATTATTTTATTTACCTTAACTTCTAACTTTTCAATTATTTCTTTAAAATCAGAATTGGATAAATCAGAATTGGATAAATTAGAATAGTATTTACATATATAATTTGTATCTTTTTTACTAAATATTATATCTTCAGAATCTTTATTGGTTTGGGCATGGGCATCACTACCTCCATAAAGTTTTTGTAAATATTTTTTTATAATTAATTTACCAGATTTCGAGGTTATATTAACCAATCTATTTGTTTGAGGAATTTTTATTTTAGAATACATATTATATAATTAGAAGATTAAAAAAATCATTATATGTTAATTTCTATTTAACTTCAAATAATTTTTTATAAGGTATCAGATTTTCAACCCAAATTCCGCTTAACTATCTTCTTGCGGGATGTGGTCTTTAAATAATTCAGGCACGGGAGGCTTTGTGTGGGGGGGCATTGGCATTGGCCATTGGGTTTCAAATGCCAAAGCTTCATTTTTAGGCTTCAAGACTGTAAAAGCATTTACACTTTTATTATATATATCATGATATTTTTTTACTATTTTTTTTTCACTAATTTTTTCACTAATTTTTTCGTAATTTTCGTTTATTTCTTTTTGATTATTCGAAAATACACTAAATAACTGAAAAAACAAAGAATCAGTAATATCATTATAAGGGACATTAACTTTAACACCAATTAAATAATAAAATAATATAGACAATTGATAGGAGTATATTTCAAGTTTAAATGGTAATAAATTAGGTGTAATCGAATTAGCAGTATGTCTGTCTTGGCCTGGGCGTTCCCAATTTACAAAATTTGTTTTATCATAAATTCTTAAATTATAAGCAGGGTGTGGATATGTGCATATATACGATAGAATATCGTTTTTTTTTATCGGAATTATACTTCCTAAGTCTACTAACCATATAAACATTCTTTGATCTGTGCACATGTATACTACATTTTGTAATGTAATATTAAAATAATAAAAACCTTTTTTATATAAACACGCTAATGTTTCTACTAAGCATTTTATAATTTGGTCCGCTAAATCGATACTTATTTTTTGATGCTTGTCAATTAAATCTGCCAAAGTTCCATCGCTTTTAATCATATAAAATTTACCTTTAATTATTTTAAAAGGTATTATATTTGAACATTCTTTTAATGCTTTCTCATATTTGCCTTTAATATTAATTTCATGTAATTTTTGATCATCCCATGTGGATTCTTTTTCTATCAAATATATTTTATCTTTATCATCTTCTTTATTTACTAATATAATATCTAGTGTTGTATAAAAAAGGTTTTTATTAATTTTTTTATTTGGTGTTTCGATTGAAATATATTCATTATTATTCCATTTTGTTTTTAACTTCTGACCGATCATTGATTTTTTTAAATTATTAGTTATTTCAGATAAATTAGATTTGTATATAGGTAAAACTTTACCACATATATCTTTTTTAACATTTATACTACATATTTTTTCTTTTTTATTCATCGCCTTCTCCCCTAGTTCCTTTAAATAATTAGGCACGTTGTCATCTACGTTCCCCCCACCTCCA